CCGTCTTTGCCTTTGTAACCACCACTCAATAACTTCTGTTGATACTCTGATGCTGCTGCTGCATGTTTAGCATTCTGTATAGATTCACTAGTTTTTTTATTCTTCTCGTGTGCTTTAGACCACATTTCGTAGAACTCTTGCTCAAAGTTGGGGAATCTACTTAACAGACGATCATTCTTACCGTTACCTTTAGCTCCGTTTAGTTGCCATCCGTTCGGATTTGCAACAGTCTTACCTAGTAGTATTTCTTGAGCCCGTAGTAATCCGCCAGCTCCAGAAAATCTTACATCATCTACGTTTGCTTCAACCCAGCTTTTATATTCAGACATAGGGTTAACACTTAGATTTCTAGAGTATACCCCTTGTTGATTTTTAACTGGTATAGCTACAGTTTGTGTATGTACATGTTTCCATTGAGCATTTGCTTCTTCGTATGTACCACTTTTTAATGCAGCTTGTATTTTATCTACGCCAGTATCTATAATCTCTTTACGTTGTAGAAACTCTTGTTCTAAAGTTAGTTGGTTTTCTTGAGTTAATGCTTTGGCTCTAGCATACTTTTGCATCTTTAAGCCTAGTTCTGATTTAGGATCATATCCCAAATTTTCTATTAGCTGTAAAGTTTTTTGCTGTGTATACCTAACAACATTAACTTGGTCAAGCTCTCCTTCTATCTCACCGTACCATTGATCCTGTATGCCATCGTAGCCTTGTTCAAAAGCATTATACAATAACTGTTGAAGTACAGGGTTTCTGGTATTTATTGTGTTTCGCAGAAACGTAGCATTAACCTTAGCATCAATATCACCTTTTCTAGCACGTTCTTCTTCGTCAAATTCTCTATTAACGATATCAGTAAAAGCGTTAGTTTGATGCAGTCTTTGGTTTAGACCCATTGCTGCGTCTAGTGCACCACTTTTAGTTAACTCATCAAACTGATCTATAGCTTGCTCAGTGTCTAAATACTTTTGTGTGTTAGTTGCTAGAGTAGAAAAACTTTTAGCAAGGGTAGGGCTAAGTCTAGACCATACGGCTGATAATTTTTCATACTCTTTACTTTGTCGCTGTAACCCTTGTATCTGGGTATCAGCATTTCTTTTTATAGCTTCAGATCTAGCTTTGAAAGGTGCATCTATTTCAGTTTTATAGATTTCTTTTGCATTCTGCTCTTGCAGTTTTGCGTTTCTTTCATAGCTAGATATCTGCATCTTGTCTATGTTAAATTGCTGCGTAGCTTGACGCTGCATTGCGTCAGTCGTAATTCTAGATTGCATCTCTATGGGTCGTAACCCTGCATCTATATTTGTACGACTGAATCTACCACCTTTGCCGTAGCGTTGGGGTTTTTTAATTTCTGCCATTTGTTAACTTAGAGATTTTGTAATTGCGCTAGCTATATCAGATGCTGCCCCAGCAAGGCTAGTAATACTTGAACCAAATGCTCCAGCTCCAGCTGATGATACATTCATCATAGCTCCACGTATAGGATCAGGACCAAAATCATAATCTTGATATACTCGAGGTAACATAAATGTAGCTTGTGGAGTAGGTAGAGGTGCGACAGGCATAGGTAGTATACCGGGGTCTAGCATTCTTCTAGCATATGCATTTAGATCAGCTACTGCTCTATCTTTACTAATTTGATTTAGTGCACTATTAGAAGCAGTTGTTGCATTCTTTAATGATAGATCTAGTAGTGATAAAGATGTAGCTGCTTTGAGTGTAGCCACGCTTCTAGCCTTATCTACTGATCTACCTGTCTGGCCTCTTGCTCTAATCTGGCCTTCAGCCATTAGACCGTCGATGTAAGCTTGGTTTTTTTCGTATCTTTTTTCTGCCTTTATTTCTTTTAGCTGTTGAAACTCATCGTTTTGTGCAGACTTTTCTGCTAGTGAGTTAAGGTCAGTCTGATATTTATATATGTCTTCTGACTTTTGGAATAAACGTTCGTTAGTATCTTGTTGTTTATTACGTATTTGTAACTGATAATTATATTGGTTCTGGGCTGTTGCATCTTTAAATGCTGCTAGCTGCCCTTCTTGTCTAGCTCTTTCTTCTATTACCTTTACTTGGTATGCACGATCAGCAAGCATCTTATCCTTGTTCATCGCGTGAGCTTGTTTATTGTATTGATACTGAGCTTCTATCGCTTCGTTCTGCGTTCTAGCTGCGTCTTCAGCAGCTTTTTTTGATTTATTAGCTCCGTACAATCCAACAACACCACCAATAATAGCTGGTATTAACATAGCTATTAAGTCCTCCTGTAAAATCTAGGTGAGTATATACCTTCCCACATCATGCCGTTTACAGAGACAGGGAATGGCGAATCGTTAAATAATCGTAGTGTAAAGTTATCTGTTTTCTGGTGTATAGGTAAAGTAAATACAGTGTGATCGGAGATAGCAATATCGTTTGCTAAATATTGATCTGCTAATATAACTGGATTAAGGTTATACCACTCATCAAGAAATATAACTATCTTAGATTTATCAGGTGGTGCAGAACTAAATGTAATTTTAGGTACGTTACCGCTTGTAGTATCTATAGTAAATGCAGTAGTTACCACATTATCTACTGTTACTTTTACTTGGTCATCATCTACATAATTTAAGTCATCATTAATCCAACTAAAGACTGTTGTAGATCCATCACCTGTATATTCTTTTTTACCTTGACGCACACCTTTTGACTTTAGTTTAAATGCCATAACTCCTGATAATCCTACAGCAAACTTCATACGAGCTATTGTAAGATTAGCAGTAAAGTCACTGATTTGCATCTTGTCATCTACTCTATAGTATGTTTTAGGTAGTATAACATCAAAGTCAAACTTATAGCCTACTATAACATCACTTGCTACACTTGTCAGATTCTTAAATGGCACCTTAAAAAATGTTTGACCATTTCTAGCACCACCAGATTGTACTACACGCTCAGGTGTAATAGTAAAACCAGATTCAATAAATTGTCCTGTGGCTGTAGTACCTTTAATAATCAGCACCGGTGTTAGGTTGGTAGCATCATTAAAAGGTATAAAGCATTTAGAAAATTCACCAGCTGTGTCAAACTCAACAGCATCAGCTGTAGCATACAAGTCTATACAAGGATTAATTTTTGTACCATCATTGTTAACAATAATAGCATCTTCTGGACTCTGACTTAAACTAGCTTTACTTAATGTAAACTGACCACCCTGTTTTGTAACAGCAAAAAATTCATCAGAATCTGTAGCTATAGTTTGTACATTACCGGGTGCTTCCCAGTTAAACCATGACTGTAACTTAACTTCTTTACCTTCAGTAAAAGATCTAAAGAAATATATGTAACGTGTTGATTGCCCTGATAAGGCTATAAACTGGTTCTGTGCACTAGCAATAAGTGTGTCTACCTCAGAAGGTACCCACTCATTTACCACACGCCCGATGTCTACTACCTGTGGGTTTTCGTTTTCTCCACGTGTAACCATGCCGAAGATCCGTGTATAACTAGGGGTCTTACTGACGAAGTTAATTGTAGTACCACTATCAACAGGGTCAATAATCGTATCCATTTCATAGTTAGCAATCGTTCGTATGGCTGTTTTTGTTGGTGTAAGTATACCATCACCAGATCCCATAAGAAACTGCTGGTTTGCACTAAATAGTACAAGGCCCTGTGTAGATGGTAATACACTATGAAGTGCAACTGGTTTAACAGTACTAGCACTTAGATCTATAGGATCTGCGTCAGTTACTGCCTGTGCAGTTGTATGATAAAAGTCAAAAAACTTACCTGATTGGCTCATAGATACTGTATCAGCAGACAAGAATCCTAATCTATTGTTATGGAAAAATGACTGTTGTATCTTACTACCTACAAATGATGGGTGTTTGTTAGTCTCATCATCACCTACCTTACGTGCTGTCCATGTTACACGACGTAACTCAAATGTATTGACTCCTGTGTTGACTAACTCATGTGGCATAGTAGCTGCATCAAGTCCTGTTGATGTGTCAGGAGCTAGTCCTTCTTTCCAGATACCCGGTCCAGATGTACCATTATTAGCATCAAACTTTAGATAGTATGCACTTGTTAATGCACCACTGTTGACTATTTTTACTACATGGTTATGTGTTGACTCTTCTGGCAACTCACTTAATGTAGGAATCTCGTCTTGAAATGTAGTTAACTGGTTAGCAAAAGGACCACCCACACCGGTCAGTGTAAACGAAGTGTTACGTGTTAGACGTATGTTATCTTTAAGCTTTGTAGTTGTAAGTCCTGATACATTTAAGTTATCTATAGCAGTTTTAATTTTACCTAATGCGTCAGAGTATGTATCATTACTATCTGTCGTCACTGTCCAAGTCTGACCAGCAACAGCACCACTATATGTAGTATTTATAGATGCACCTGTTATTTTATATGTGCCTTGTCTGTTAGCATTGAATGTAGGGTCAGCTGTTTTGTTAGCTGTAATAATCTTGTTAGTTATAATTGACTTGTCCTGTACAGTCAGTATGTCATAGTCTGTACGTGTTCCTGTAAGGTATGCCTGTGCCCCTGTACCGTACGTTACCGTAGCTGAAGCAAAGGTTACAGCATTCCATATTGCAATGGCCCCTGTAGAGCCACCTGATGCTGGTGTGATAGCACCTATGTATTTTTCTGTGTCAGTTCTAGATATAAAGAACCATTTAGCGTTGTCGTATGTGGTGCCTGTACCTAGATTACCTATGTGTTGAAGGCCGGGGCGTTTAGTCAGACCAAACGTTGGGTCAGGATAAGCGTTGATACACTCTTCTACTTGACCCGGTAGTTTTTTATCGTCTGATTGTCTAGATACTCCACCAAGATAGTTAACAACTCGTTGAGTAACTGATGGCATTATCGTTGTAAAGCGTGAAATGGTTGATAAGCTTGATATACAGGCTGCCTACCTTGCTGGTGTCCAAACATAGTAAACTGTCCTTGGTTAGTTTCATACTCCATAGCCAAAGCTCTTTGCTGTATCTCTTGTTGTTGTAAACGTTTGTATTGATCATCATCACCTACGATTTTACTAGATGTAATACTAGCAGATCTAGCTACAATATAGTTTCGTATAGGATCTGGTAGATCTACAAAGTCAAACTCCCATATTATATCTACTTCTATAGGACTAGAATCCCATTTAAAAGTATGATTCTGTCTGTCATATAATTTGCCTGCTCTCCTGACTCCATCGAAAGGTGAGTTCTGTGCGTTTTCTGTTAACTTAATTTGTATTATATTATTAGGAATCTCTATTTCGTTATCAACGTTTGTTGCAAATTCATAGTGATCCTCTCTGTTAAAAGTCCAGCCCTCTGATTGTACCTCTCGAGACACCTGTAACAGTGTTGAATAAGCAATCGCAACTTCCGGGTTGGTTTGGTCTAATGTAGTTACAGGAGCTTGACCACATGACGTTAGTATTTGGTTTATAGCTGGTAGCTCTTGTGTAGCGTTTGTGGTTGGAAAAGGCATAATAAAAAAAAGGAGG